ACGACTGTTAATCGTCCGGTCGGTGGTTCGAATCCATCCTAAGGAGCCAAATAATGCGGGATTAGTTTAATGATAGAACAGCAGATTTCCAATCTCCTGGCAAGGGTTTGATTCCCTTATCCCGCTCCAATCACTCTCCTAAGGTGACAACACTAAAAGCCCTTTATTGGGCTTTCTTTTTATTAATCTTCAGCACCTGGTTCTTTAATGAACACTCCAGCAACCGCAAATGTCACAGCAAGTCCATTCATTACTATATTCCACGTGGAATCAGATATGTTACCAAATGCAGCAAATAATCCAGTCAATGCAGCATGAGTACTGGGTTCTTTCAGTCTACCAACGACAAACTTCATTATTTTTATATCTCTTGCCAGATTCATACTATACTCCAAATGAAATATATTTATAAAATAATGTTGACCTTTTCATTAAACTCCTGTATATTACCCTATAATAGCTCACTAAGGAATTAATATGAACAAGAAACTAACTAAAGAAGCAAAACTAAAACAAGATTGGATAGATTTCAATAAGCAATACAAAACCCAACCAAAGCTCAAGATGTCATTCGAAGAGTATTCTAACTGGGTATTTGGTACTACTGCTAAACCTAAAGCATCTAATAAAGGAATGACTTTTGGAAGACCTAGTTGGGCTCCTAAAGATAACATACCATCGTTGATAGGAAATTCTAAAGCTAGTCTAGGTAAGAATTCAATGGTAGAGAAAGTTACACGAGGTCAAATAACAGGAGATGATGCTAACCAGATTATGAGTAAATCAAAGAGAATTGGAATAGCTTACAATAAAGGTAGTTACCAATATATTACAGATGAAACAGATGCTAAAACAATTGGTAAGAAATCCTAGGAAATAATATGCTGTGTGTAAATGAACAAATAATCTCAATGATTACCCTTTTCTTCTCGTCGTTCTTTCTTATTATGTTGCTGGGAATTCAATCTCAGTTTGTAAAGAACAAAGAGGCAATGCCATCCTTTGTTACAGCTCTTATGATAGGATCACTCCAGCTGGTTCTATACAAAGCTACTCCTAATGCTGGAATGTACGAGTCAGTGTGTTATGTTGTTGGAGGAGCATTTGGTCTTGTATCATCAATATACGTACACAACTTGTGGTTAAAAATAACTAACTCAAGTGAAAAATAAAGTGTTGACCTTTCTGAAATAGTAAAGGATAATAGCCGTAAGTTAAACAAATTGAAGAGGAATTATAAAATGGTACCACAACTTTTACCTGGCGAGACTTATATTGGAACAGTCTGTCCAGGACACGTTAAACCATATCATCTCATTCTGTCTCCAGTAGAAACAGAATATCTTGCTTCGTTCTCTGAAGGATGGAACAGACCGCTTATTCTTGGTGAAGGTGAATCGAGACAGTACGATTACTTCATTCCATCACTAGAACAAATGGAAATGATGATGACTGTTGAACCTGAAAAATTCATCGAAAGACAAACGTATTGGACTTCTACCAAATATACTACCCGTGATACAAAATATGTGTATTCAAGAATGGGTATGGGTATTTCGATGGAACATGATGATGAATGTATTGTTAGAAAAGTTCGTACTGTCTCTTTAGGGGATTAAAATGAAGATTGAAGATTTTCCAAAATTAATTGAAGTAGAAGATAAACGTAACGGCAACTACTTAACTGAAGAATTTAAATCTAAAGTCGTTTTCAATCTAAATTACCGTGAGCTTAAAATTAAAAGTGGTTATACTCTTACTATCAAGAACAAAGATGATTATAATGAGCTCGTGAAAGAATCCAATCTGTTTGAACTTTGTCCTGCTAATGATTTCTTTGATGCTTGGCCTTATTACAAAGCTAAACTTCCTATATACATCGAAGGTAACTTTACGGATAATCTATATGAAAGTAAAGATGAATTTGAAGAGAAGTACGGAATCCAAACTGTATTTGGAGTAGTAGAACAATTCTTGGGTTACAATTTTTGTAACGTAGGTAATGTTAATTTTCCATATAGATTGTTTGTGTATGAAGATTATACCTTAGGAGATCGTAAGAATGATTACTAGTATTGATATAATTGCAGGATTATTGATCCTTACAATTATTACTCTCGAAATATTTGATCCATGGAGATAAACATGACTGAGCAAGAATATGAATTGCTATTGGCTGAATATACAGGTACACCTAAACCTCACAAACCAATTGAACCTTGTTTTGATATGATTCCTCCGTTAGCTATGACAGAAGTAGCTCGGGTAATGAAGTATCAGTATAAGAATGATAATAGTCAGTGGTTGAATCCTACCGAGGCCAGACGAAAATTCTTCAATACTGCCCAGAGACATCAATGGGAGTATAGAGATGGTGAAGAATTAGATAAATCGTCTCAACTTCACCACTTGGCCCATGCTATAGCAAGTCTGATGTGTCTGTACGAAAACCTAGTAAAGAATCCACCAGAATAATGTTGTAATAAAATGATTCATGTTAGATAATATAATCTTTGACCTAAACTATGAGGAAGTAAAATGAAACTATCGAAAGACACTATTACTATTTTGAAAAACTATGCTTCAATCAATTCCAATATGTTGATTACTCCAGGAAACATTCTCAAGACCAGAACTCTTGCTAATACTCTAATGTCTTCTGCTACTGTTCCTGATACCTTCCCACAAGAATTTGGTATCTATGATTTGACCGAGTTCCTTAGTGTTATGGCTCTATTCCAAAGTCCTGAGTTAGAATTTAACGAGAAGTTTGTTAAGATTTCTGAAGGTAAGAATTCTATCAAATATTATTCAGCAGACTCTAGTGTTCTTGAGGTTCCTAAGAAGGACATCAACTTTCCAGAAACTGATATCGAATTGTTATTGACTGCAGAACACTTATCATTGATTACTAAAACTGCTTCTGTATTAAGATCATCTGATGTATCATTCATTGGAGTTGATGGTGAACTGAAGTTGTTCATTGGCGATAAGAAGAATGATACAGCTAACTCTTTTGAAGTAGCTATTGGTAATACAGATTTAGAATTTCAAGTTAATTTCAAGGTAGATATCCTCAAGTTCATTCCAGGAGAATACCAAGTATCGATTTCATCTAAACGAGTATCCAGATTTGCTTCTACTTCTTCCGATTTAGTTTATTATGTTGGTGTTGAGCAAGATTCTACTTTCTCAGCTTAATTAAAGGACCTTTATATTATGACAATTTCTAGCATTAATAACCAATTCTTGTTTGTAGAAAAATACAGACCACAGTTGATTGATGATTGTATTCTTCCTGAGTCGTTGAAGAATACTTTTAAGGAATTTATTGAATCAGGACAATTGCCTCACTTTATGTTTTCAGGTTCTGCTGGTACAGGTAAGACTACTGTTGCTAAAGCTCTTTGTAATGAGATTGGTGCTGAATATATACTAATCAATGGATCTGACGAAGGTCGGTCCATTGATGTACTAAGAGGTACTATTCGGAGTTTTGCTTCTACTGTTTCGTTGACTGATTCTAAGAAAGTTATTATTCTGGATGAAGCTGACTATATGAATCCTCAAAGTGTTCAACCAGCATTACGTTCTTTTATGGAGGAATTCTCTGCTAACTGTAGATTCATTTTTACTTGTAACTACAAACAAAGAATTATTGAACCGCTACATAGCAGATGTACTTGTATTGATTTCAAAGTTGATGCTAAAGATAAACCTGCTATTGCTGCTGGATTCTATAAACGAGTAGTACAGATTCTTAACAATGAAGGTGTAGAATTTGATCCTAAAGTAGTATCTGAATTAGTAATCAAACACTTTCCAGACTATAGAAGAATCTTAAATGAGTTGCAAAGATACTCAGTTTCTGGTAAAATAGATGTTGGTATTCTGACTGGTAACTTCAACGATGATAAGTTTGGTGTATTGTTAAAATCATTGAAAGCTAAAAACTTTACTGATGTACGTAAGTGGGTTGGTTCTAATGTTGATACAGAATTTGTTGAACTAGCAAGAAAGTTGTATGATACTTCAGTAGAACATTTGGAGCCACAAAGCATTCCTGAATTAGTATTGATTCTTGCTGATTATGATTACAAAGGAGCTTTCAGAGCAGATAAGGAAATTAATATTATGGCGTGTATGACGGAAATTATGTCAGCTTGTAAGTTCAAGTAACTTGGAGTCTATATTATGATTAAGCCATTTGAGTTTGTGAATGCTATAAATTATTCAAAAGAGGATTTGTTTGAGGATCCTCAGGCTGACAAAGATTACAATGCATTTTTGATCAACCGTAGTCTTTCATACTTTGTTGATACTGTTATGTTCGCTAACGAGATGAATCGGTATTCGTCTATTCCTAGTAAGCAACAATTTGCTTATTAT